GCGTACCGGGCGACGATCTCCTCCTGCTTCTTCAGCCGTGCCGACCAGTGGGCGGCGCAGCGCGGGAAGGACTTGCCCGTGCCGGACAGCGGGTCACGGAACTCCACGGGGCCGCTGCACGCGCCCGTGTTGTCTTCCAGGCACTCCAGCTCTTCGGGCTGCTCGCTCATGTCGTGCTCCTCGTGTGTCAGACGCTGAGTTCCAGGGAGTCCGGCGAGGTCGGCGCGGGCTCCTTCGGGCGGAAGTGCTCGACGACGTCCCTCGCCCACTTCGGGATGTCGTCGTTCTCCAGGCTGTAGGAGGTCAGGTGCTCGACCTGTCCCGGCGTGCCGTCCTGCTTCAGCAGGACCCCGATGACCGGCAGGGACGCGGCCTTCCACTCGCCGTTGCTCGGCCAGTAGGTCAGGTGGAACCGGATGACCTTCATCTCCTTGTCCTTGGCCCGTCCCGAGTAGGCCCCGGTGGGGATGGTCGGGCCGTCCTCGACGGGGACGAAGACCTCGCGGCGGGTGGCCCAGTTGGTGGGGACGATCTTCATGGTGGTGTCCTCCTGGTGGTGGGGTGGTTGGTCAGTGCTGGGGAGCTGCGGTGTCGTCCTTGGGGGCCCAGTAGTGGCCGGTGTAGACGTGGGCCGGGTAACCGTCCTGCTGGACCTTCTTGAGGTGCCCCTGGTAGGTGGTGGCACGGCACTTGCACACGGTCAGTCCTCCTCGTCGATGAGTTCGATGATGTCCGTGACGGACAGCACGCGGGTGGCGGCGTTGTGGCGGGCGTTGGCCTGCACCTGGACGATGCCGCCGTTCTCCACGCGGGAGGTGCGCAGCCAGTCCAGGATGCGCTTGCGCACGGTCTCGGTGGCCTCCAGGAACTTCTCGGTGCCGACCTGCTCCAGGGTGCCGTTGGCGATGTCGTGGATCTCCAGGAACGACAGGGCGACGGCCTCGGCGTGGGTGACGGCGTCCAGGACGTGCGGGGAGGACATGGAGCTGCCGACGTTGAGCGGGAGGCGCAGCAGGTCGGCGTAGTTCGCGCGGGCCTTGTTGGCGCCGTCCACGGCTCCGGTGACGGCCTTCTCGATGTACTTGGCGGTCGCGTTGGCGTCCACGGTGGCTACTCCTGGTCTCGTATGGCTGCGTGCTTGGCAGTCTTGCGGGTTCGCTGCTTGCGGGGGCGGGAATCGTGTCCTCCGGCCGCTCCGCTGCGCCGACGCTCCTGGACGGCGCGGACGTGCTCGGGGGTCTGCTGCTGGTCGTTCACGGGTGCCTCCGGGGCCGTAGGGAAGATTCCAGGTTATGGGTTCTCCCCTACGGCTTCCGAGTTACGGCTTCACTTGACGCGGTTCGGGTTGCGCGTGTCCTTCGCCCACTCGCGCTCGATCTTGCGCTGCTTCGCCTGGGCCTTCTTCTCGTGGGTCTCGAAGACCTCCTGGAAGGTCAGGCCCTTCTTGTTGGCGATGGCCCGGAGCAGGTACCAGGCGTGGCGGGTGTTCTCCATCTGCCGCTGGGCGTAGGACCTGTGCTCGAAGTAGTGGGCCCACTCCGGGTCGTTCTCGCGCGCCTGGTCCAGCAGGACCTCCAGCAGGGCGTCGGTCGCGGCGACCTCGGCGGTACGAAGGGTCTTGCAGACGTCCCAGGAGTCGTGGTCCTTGCCCGCGTACAGCTTCTCGCCCTCGGGGGTGGTGATGCTCTTGTCGGCCGCCTCCCGGGCCTTGCGGGTCCGCTCCGCCTCGCGCTCCTCGCGGGCCTGCTGGGCCTCGCGCTCCTCCGGCGTGAACATCTTGGTGTCCTTGGCGTTCACCGGGGCCGAGGGGTAGCAGGTGGTGCAGGCGCGCTTCCCGGCATCGGCGACGATCTCGGCCTCCGGCTTGCCGGAGTACTCGACCAGCCAGGCGAACTGCGTGCGGTACTCGCCGTGGTGGCAGGTGGAGCAGTTCTGGCCGTTGTGGGCGTGGCCGTCGCTGCTCTTGGCCAGGAACACTCGGGCCCAGCCGCCGCGACGGACGTACTCGTTCTCGTAGGGGAGGGACTTCTTCTCCAGCTCGGCCAGCTCGGCCTTGTACGCCTCGATGTTCCCCTTGAGCAGGTTGAGCTGTTCCACCAGCTCGATGCCGTCGAGGACGGTGCGGTACTGCGGCAGCCGGAAGCCGTTCCTGATCTTCTCGATGATCACGAAGGTCTCGGCCTCGGCGCGCTGGTAGCCAGCGATGCGCAGCTCGACGGCCTGCTGCTCGGCCCACATGTCGGAGAGGACGGTGTCGATCTCGACGGGGGTAGCGGTGGTGAGGTTCACCTGGGGCCTCCTGTTTCGGGGCGGTTGTTGCTGACAGGTAAGACTCTATGAGGGCGGCTACGCCTTGTCAACCGTAATCGGCGAACCGCTTGCGTCGATGTACTGCTCGATGTCGTACCCCATGTCCAGGGAGTTGCGGCGCTTCTTGCCGATGGCCTTGATGCGCAGGTCCAGGCGGGTGGACCAGTCGGCCACGTCGGCCGGGGAGAACGGGCCGATCTTGCACTGGCGCAGCCACAGGATGGGGTCGAAGCGGTCGCCCGTGCCGGTGAGGGCGTCGGCGATGTTGAAGGCGATGTTGCGGCGGGCGTTGATGTCCTGGTCGTCGGAGTCGGCGAGGGCGGCGGACAGGGTCTCGTAGTCGCTGCGGGACATGCTGCGGGGCGCGGGCATGGTGGGCTCCTCCTGGTGCGGGGATTGATGGTCGCGGGAAGCGTACGGGCCGCCCGGCTCAGGTGTCGAGTCGGACGGCCCGTACGCAGGGGGTGCGCAAGGATCACGCGGCGGGGCGCCGCAGGTGGTAGAACTTGCCGCCGTGGACCTGGATGGTGTAGCGGGTGCCGTCCGAGGACTCGATCAGCCGGGCCTTGGGGTAGGCCGTCAGGGCCTGCCAGGCGTGGTCGGCGTCCACGGAGACCATCTCCGTGCCGTCGTAGGAGCGGCAGTCGGTGAAGTCGGCCTTGATGGCGGCGATCTTCTTCGTGGCGGTGCGGGCGACGGTGCGCATGCTGGTGATCTCCTAGGGTCTCAGGCGGCGAGGGGCGTGCGCTGACCACCGATGGCCTTGGCGCTGCCCAGACGGGCGGACCTGGCCGCGCTGTCCCCGGCGCTGCGGGCGGTGCTGCTGCGGGTGGTGGTGCTGGCGCCCTTCCAGGTGCCCCTGGCGGTGGACTTCGCGTTGAAGTAGTCGGAGACCTCCTTCTTCTTGTCGAAGAGGACGAGGGCAGCGGTCACCTCGATCTCGTACTCACGGCCGTCCACGCCCGTGCTGGGCACGCTGTAGGTCTTCTCCTTGGCGGCCTCCAGGGCCTCCCGGCGGGCCTCTTGCAGGCGGGCGGAGATGCGGCCGGTGAAGGCGTCGTAGAAGTTGGCGCGGGCGGTGCGGCCGTCCATGGGCTTGTAGACCGTCTCGTAGTCCCACTCGCCCCAGTAGGCGTCCCAGACCTTCTTCTTGCCCCGGACCGTCTCCTTCTTGTACTCGCCGGTCTTCAGCCAGGCGTTGGCGGACTCGACCATCTGGAAGAGCAGGCTGGCGTACAGGACCTCGACGACCTCGATGTCCGACGGCATGCCGAACGCGATGACGAAGGTGCTGTTGTTCGCGATGTTGAGCCGGACGTCGTTGGCGTACGCGATGGCGTTGAACAGGTTGACCAGCCGCGCGTTGTTCTGCTTGCGGGCCTGGCCGATGGTGATCATCTTGTGGGTCGGCTGCTCGCGCTGCTCCTTCTTCGCGGTGTGCTGCCGGGCCACGGCGAGGTCGATGCTGCCGAGGGTGGCCAGGGACTGCGCCTTCTTCATGTAGGTCGCGGCTTCCTCGGGGGTCGAGGCGTTCTCGGCCTGGGCGAGGATCTTGGCCAGCTTGTCGAGCATGCGGTCAGCCATCGTGGGCTCCTCCTGTTACGGGGGCGGTTGGTGTGAGGTAGACGTTACGGGTTCACGAAACCCGTTGTCAAGCGTTATTGCCAGATTACTTGCGGGACAGTGAGAGACACGGGGCCTTTCAGTGACGCAGGTCTTCCACGGCGTCGCGGAATTCGGTGATCGTGGCGTTGCGGACGTAGGAGATGATCTCCCAGACGTTCACGTCGTCAGGCTGGAAGGGCTTCCCGTCCTCGGGGGCGATGGGCGCCGTACGCAATGCCTCGTTCATGAGGTGCGCGACCATGCGACGGATTCGGGCTTCACGCTTGGGCTCGATGGGCATGGGGACCTCTCAGGCGGCGACGAGGGCGCCGAAGGCGACGCCGTTACGGGCGAAGGCGTCGGTGAGCAGCAGACCGACCTCGTCGCCGACCAGTTCCTTGACCAGGTGCAGGTAGGTGGAGACGAACTGCACGCCGTGGACCTCTCCGCCCCGGGCGAGATGGTGGGCCAGCTCGTGGATGATGACCATCTCGCGCATGGCCCAGGAGATCCCGCGCTGGTGCTCGGGGACGGCGATGACGTGGCGCATCGGCTCGTAGTGGGCGTGAGCGTCGCCCTTCCTGGCGCGGACGGTGACCGGCAGGGCGGCCCGGGTGGGCCAGGTGGCGCGTACCCAGTTCAGGCCGAGGACCTGGTCGATGTAGCGCTGGACGCCGTCGAGGTCGCCGAACTTGCGCTCGTCGGGCAGGACCAGGCCGGAGCCGTAGAAGTCGAAGGTGCGGGCGTCGGTCTTGGCGACGGTGGCCAGCACGTCCATGACGAGGTTTTCGGCGCTGTAGACCTTGGACTTCTGGTTGTCCCGCACGGCTCAGACCTCCTTGCCGGTGAGGGCGGCGAGGACCTTGCGCTTGGCCTCGGCGAGGCCGTGCTTGAAGCCCTCGGAGCGGATCACGGCGCCGATGCGCTCGGCTTCGCGGCGGGCGCTGCGCTCGGGCATGCCGCTGTCCTCCAGCCGGACGGCGAGGTCGTTGATCTCCAACTGGGCCGTGCGTCCGGCGACGCCGACGACGGGGCGGCCCTTGTCGCGGCCCGCGTTGTAGATGCCGTCCAGCGCGCGGCGCAGGTCGTCGATGTTCAGGTCCTCGCCCTGGCCTACGAGGTTGAACACCTCGGCGTACTTCTGCTCCAGGGCGAGGTATTCGCGGACGCTGTTGTCGGCCATGGGGTGCTCCTCCTGCTGTGGGGGCGGTTGGTGTTGACAGGGAGAACACTACTCCGAAAGCCGTAACCGTCAAGACGTAATCTGCGAGACGTAACGAAGAAAGCCGTGAGCTGCGTCACAGGCAGCTCACGGCTTTCATATGTTGACCAGGCGGTGGATTACTTGGTAGACGTTGGTGTTTCCGTCACCGTCTCCACGGGGCACGGAATCTTGACCTGCACGGAATGCGTATGTGCGAGCCCATTCACGGGTGCGTAAGGCGTGGCCGAGGACGTAGGTGCGGGTACGGCGGGCGAGGGCCCGATCAGGAGCGACACCTTACATGTGCCCGTATTCCGCTTAGCGGGCGCCTCGGCATACCGGGTGACTGTGGCAACAGGCTGCGGGTTGGAATCCCCCTCCGTTCCGGAAGAATCCGACCTGGAAACTCCGGTATTAAGCCCGGTGGAATCCTGCTCGGGGATCACGGAAAGTCCGATCGCAGGAATCGCGAGAATTCCGATTGTGATGAGGGCGGCCTTTACTCGGCGGAATCTGTTCATACCAGCACCGTACCGTAGCCCTCGCAGGGGACACAGTCCGCTCCGTCGCGGTCCTCCCCCGTGCCGTAGCAGCGCTTGCACTCGACCTCTTCTGCCGTGCTCTCGCCGCTTTCGGCGAAAGACACTGCATGCACGTGCGTGTCCATGAGAAGTACTAACTAACCTTCCTGGTTGTAGAGAGTTGGTACATCGACGATTTCCGCGTCGATGAATCCGCTGCCGGACTCGATCATCCGGTCCGCCGACACGGGGTTGTCGAAGGCGGTCATCTGCTGCCCTGCGTCTTTTCCGAACAGACGGCTGATCATACCGGCCTGCGCACCGTTCCCCTTAGCCTCCAGTTTCACGGAGAAGGAGTCCTGCTCCAGTTCGGTCTTCACCTTCACCAGTTTCTGGAGCCGGTCGATCTCACCGGAGAGGTTCGGATCCGCGTAACCGCCGGTCATATCCTCGACCATCTTCATGAAGAGGACCCGCTGCGCCTGCATCTCAATGAGCGAATTCTGGAGCGCGCCCATCTGCTGCTTGCTCTTCACCTCGACCGGGATGTCGTACGCGCAGTTGGCATCCTTGTCGAAGGCCGGGCACTTCGAGGAGAGGAAGCAGGACGAGCAGACCCGCATGGACTGCGAGCGGACGGTGACCAGCGGGACGTCGCGCTCCTTGTTCACGCCGTCGTCGGGGTCGGTGTAGACCTCCTTCTCCTGCACCACGCCGATCACCGGCAAGTTGGTACGCGGGCGGTCCCGGCGAGGGGTGGGAGTTGCTACGGCGTTGACCACTTCTCCGGTCGTCGTATCAACTGTGCCCCCCTGCGTTTGAGAGAAAGCGGAGAGTATCCCTGAAGCGGAAGTAGTAACTGCTTCGGTCTCGGGCGCACGGTGCTGCTCGATGGAGGCCGCCAACTGCTGCCACGACCATATGGTGAACCGCAGGACCTCGTTGTTGTCCCCGTCCTCTATCTTGTCCGGGTCGAAGCCCGCTTCCTGGAAAAGCGTGCGGTGCCGCTTACGCGCCTGGTCCTTGTATTTCTTCGGGTACCGCTTCAATTCCCGGCCGGTCCAGACGATGGTGTCACCGTACTGCGAGGGGGAAATCCAGGAGGTGGACGCGACGGAATCCCAGGTGACGGCAGCCATTTCCGCAGGCTTCGTCATTGCGACGCCGTGGAGCAGGGTTCCGTATTTCCGGGTGATCTCGTTGAGAACGGGAGAGAGATTCCGTCCGTCCAAATCCGTCTGGGTAATTCCGACACGCTTATACCGCTGAGCGAGGCGGTCGAGTTCATCGACGCCCCATTCCGCGTGCCAGATAGGAAGGAACTTGTCCTCCGGCAGATCCTCCCAGAAATCCTCGCGCCGGGCCTCTATCCACTCGCGCCCGAGAACGACCGCGTCGAACTCGGACACCATATTAAGCGAGTCGATATTCTGCTGGACGAACGCCTCGTAATGAGCGGCGATCTCCTTGAGTTCACCGACCGAGTACGCGTCGTCCTCGGCCTTGTTCACGGTGTAGGCGCCGGAGTCGAGGAAGACCTTCTGGCCCTCCAGGTAGTGGTCCTCGATGAGCCACGGCCGGGAGAACTTGGTCCGCCTCCGCAGCCCCATGTAGGAGAGGGAGACGTTCTCGACGCCTTCCTCGGCCAGCATCTTGCGCCAGCCGGGAATCTCTGAACCGCCGAAGTACAGTTCCACGGGTTGTTTCTCCGAATCTGAGTTGGTTACTGCGGGGGCTTGACGAGGCTCTTCGGGAAGAGGCCGGGCTGGGTGACTCGGGGCTTGCGGGCCGGGGCCGGACCACCCTTCGACGGGGCGGCCTTGGCGGCCTGGCCGAACTGCTGCTGGGAGCGGACCGGGGCGACCTCGCTCGGGCCGAACAGGCCCCGCTGGGTGACGCGCTGCGGCTTCTTGGCGGCCGGGGCCACCGAGGTATTAAGCGGGGCTGCGGGAGCGGCCGAGGCGCCTTCCGGCTTGGGCCGGATACCGATCTTGCGGGCACCGCGCGAGCCGTCGGGGTTGTAGGTCGGGTAGGTGCGGATCTGGTGGCCCTGGCCGTGGTCACGCCACTCGGCCTGGCCGCCGGGCGCCGGGGACGGGCTGGCAGTCGAGTGGGCACCCGCGCCGAAGGTGTCGTTGTACGCGGCCCAGCCGCCGGACGCGGACGGCTTCTGCTGCGCCTGGATGGAGTTCATGCGCTGGTTGAAGGTGTGCAGCAGGTCGGTCGCGGCAGTGGAGTGCTCCGCGTGCCAGCCGTAGGAGTCCGAGACGTGGTCCTCGCCGACGCGCTTGATCTCCTCGCGGGCGGCCGGGGACGCCTGCGGGGCGGCGGCCTTGCTCTTCTGACCCTTGACGCGGATCTTGATGCGGGCATTGGCGGGCTGCTGGCCCTGCTTGGCGTTCTCCAGGTCGCCCAGGCGCTCCTCGACGGAGCGGTGGGAGCCGGGGAACTGGAGCGGGGAGAGCCAGCGCTCCTTGAACTTGCTGGTGATCGCGTGGATGCCTTCGACGCTCATGGTCGTGTGTCCCTTCGGACGAAGTAGAGGTAGCGGTGCGCGGCGAGGAGGGAAAGGAGGAAGCCGACGTTGATCCAGGACCGGCCGGAGGAGGGCGAGGTCCAGAAGACGGCGCAGAAGGAGGCGACGTTGGCGCTGTAGAGGAACAGGGCTGCGGACAGCCACTTCTCTGCGGCGCCGAGCTGTCGCCAGACGGGGATGGTGGCCCGCAGGAGCAGGGCCGAGAACGCGGCGCCGACGAGGGCGTTGAGGATGCGGGTGACGGTGATCACCAGGGCGACGGTCACAGGATCTCCATGTGTGGTCTCGTGTCTTCTTCGCGTAGTGCTCGCTGCCGCTCCACCTCGCCGACCAGTTCGGACCAGGGGGTGACGCTCTCCTGGTAGTCCGGCCGGAACTTGGGGTTGGAGTAGTTCGGGTGCAGGTAGTTCAGGACACCGATGCCGTTCGCCATGAGGTAGGCGGCGACCTGGGGGTTGGGCTCGATGACCAGCTCGACGTTGCATCCGGCCTGCCGCAGCCGGGAGATCTGCTGGAGCCTTCGTGGGCCTTCGTCCTCGGAGTCCAGGACGTTGGCGGTGATCAGGTAGGGGTGCTTGTTGAAGCCGTTGACGCGCAGCCAGTGCTGGACCGGTGCGGCGTCGGTGTCGTCGGTGACCAGGGCGACCTTGTAGGTCTCCATCAGGCCCCAGTACAGGCGCTGGCCCTGGTGGATGACCGCGTCTCCGACTTCGCGCTGGAGTACGCCCTCGATGACGATGGCGACGGTTGCAGTCATGGCGCCGTCACCCGTGCTCGTGCTCGTGGAGACCGGTGCGGTGCGCGGTCTCGTGGGCGTTGAAGGCGTGCTGCGGGTTCATGTTCGGGCTGTAGCCGTGGTGCTCGGCCAGGTGCGCGACGATGTCCTCGGGCGCCGTCTTCTTCTTGATCTTCGGCAACGTCTCGGCCTTGAACTGGTCCAGGTTGAGCACGTGCGCGCCGACGTGGGTGTCTCCCCGGCCGCGCGCTTCGGCGAGCCGGTGGTGCGCGTCGGCGACGTACGGTGTCCCGTTCTGGACGAGGACCTTGACGTGCGGGTGGTCGGGGTCGAGCGGGCCGGTGATGTACGAGTGGGAGCCGGTCTCGAACGCGGTCTGGCCGGTGTGCAGCGGCGAGCTGGTGCTGATGCTGGTGACCTTGGCGTGCTTGTTCCAGAACGCTTCGTTGCTGTCGCTCATCTGCGGGCCGTGCTTGACGTACCAGCGGTCACCGATCTTGGGGTCGACGACGTTGCCGTGGCCGTCCAGGTGCCCGAACTGCTGCGGGTTGTGCGGCGGGCCCATGACCATCTGCCCCTCGGCCTGGGGGTAGTTGGTGCGCTCCTCGTCGTGGATCAGATCGTGGTCGCGCGGCGAGCCGATGGCGGTGACCTTGGTGTGCATCCCGCCCGGGTGGGGAGCGGGATGCGGGATATTAAGTTTCCCTGGCGCGTAGCTCGTCTGGAGGTGCAGCGGAGTGTCCCGCGTCAGGTGGTACTGGGCGCGCAGCGCGGTCTGCTTCTGGTTCTGCGGGGACACGCGGCTGCCGAGCGGGACCGGCAGCGCGGTCTGCTCGAACTGTGGCCCGAGGGAGTTGGCCATTACGACCTCCGGTAGGGGGTGTTCCAAAGAGCCGCCTTCGCGAGTGCGTTGGCGGCGTCATCGAGCGGAGCCCCGTAGAGGTCGGTCTCCTGCGCCTTGTGGGCCTCGACGTCCACTGTGGCCAGGGAGTTGAGTGCCTGGACCGTGCCTGCCTGCTTGTGTGCCTGCCAGCGGAAGTTGTAGTAGTCGCCGTAGCCGGACCCCCCGGGGCCGAATGCCTGCCTGCGGCCGAGGTGGATGTCGTCGAAGAGGGCCTTGGCCTGCTCGACGACGATCTTCTGGGAGGCGAGGGAGTTGTGCCAGGCGGCGGAGTTGGGTGAGGCGCTGGAGGCGGCCGAGCGCAGGTGGTTGTAGCGCTCGACGAGGGTGCGGGCGTGGTCTTCCTCGCGCTGCACGGCGCCCCACCAGTGCTTGGGGTACAGGCTGTGGGGGTCGGCGGGCAGGGACGGAGGCCGGATGTCCCAGCGGTCGCGGGTGAGGTTATAGGCGGCGTAAGGGTTGATTGCCGCGATGGACTGCGACGTCGTACCCGGGTTCAGGTAGTAGGTGACCTCGTATACCTGGCCGTGGAAATCGGTGGTCGCGGTGCGCGGCCACAGGTTCTTCTTCAGGTCCGAGTTCATCAGGTCGGAGAATTCCGCTTCGGAGATGCCCTGGTAGGTCGGGTTCATCTCGTAGAACTTCGGGAAGTCAATTCCGAAGAGGACGTCGAGGTCACCGTTTCCCCGGTCTCCGGCCCACTGGAAAGAGATACCGGATCCGGCGAGCCAGGCGGCCAGCCAGATGCGTACGCCCTGGTAGTGGCCGTCGAGGTAGGTATTAAGGACGCCGAGAATGTGGTCGCGGACGTCCGGCTTGATGTGTTCGCCGTCGAAGATGTGCGGGTCGAGCCCTGCCTGGGGTGCGCTGAAATACCCGGAGGCGCCCGTGTGAATGTCGGGCTGCTGTCCCTGGGCTATTGCTCGATTGAGGTAGAACTCGTATCCGGCCATGGTTTCGATTCTAGCTGGAATAGGGAAAGCCCCCAGAATCCGATCCGATATGGAGGGAGACTGGGGGCTTTATAGTTGCTACTTACCCGTTTAGAGTTTCAGGCGGGATCGCAGCGCGGCTTCCTGCTGCTGCTGTTGCATGGCCTGGCCCATCATCATCATGGCCTGCTGGGTCCGGGAGGCCGTCTCCATGACTTCCAGGTCCTTCAGCACGACGGAGGCCGCACCGTAGATGTCGTCCGGGGTGGCGCCGCGACGGGGGACGAACTGCTGGGTGAGGTCGGAGGTGGCCACGACCGCTCCGTCCAGGCCGACGGCGACGAGGAACGCCGTGGTGACGGGGGTGCCGACCTCGTCCTCGGAGGGCGGGTTGTCCTCGGCCATCTTGGCCAGGGCCTCGCGCTGCTCGGGGGTGAGGTCTTCGGTATTAAGCCCCTTGTCGGCGGTGGGGGTCGTCTGGCCGAGGATCGGGATGTTGGGCATGCAGTGCTCCAGGTGTGGTTCGGGTGGGGTTACTTGTAGAGTCCGGCCTTCTCGCGGGCCGACTGGACCACGAGGGAGTGGACGGGGCAGAACTCGCAGAGGTAGCGGTCCTGGGCGGACTTGTACCTGGGGAGTCCGGCGGCCTTGCGTTCGGCTGCGGTGTCCGGGGTGAGCCGCTTGGAGGCGGTCTTGTAGTCGTTGCAGCCGGGGTTGCGCAGGTGCTTGGCCCAGCAGGCGTGGGCGTCTTCCTGGAAGGTGTTCTTGGCCGCGTAGAACGACGGGTCGAAGCCGGTGTGCCCGGTGGTCTCGCGGATCTTGGCGATGATCGAGTCGCGGGTGCTCGGGGAGTCCCAGTGCTTCTTCTCCACGCGCAGCATCGGGTGTGCGATGTGGTTGGGGTGCTTCTGGACCAGGGCTTCGAGGAGCCAGTCCCGGCTCGGGTCGCCCTCGTAGTCGGGCAGTTCCTCCAGGGATCCGCAGGTCTTACAGAGCAGGAGCCGTACGTGCTCGGACATGTTGTCCTTCCTCGGGGGGCTGTTCAGGGACCAAACATAGCATCCCCATTACGCCTTGGGAAGACGTAATGGGGATGACGTAGTCGGGAAGGTGTTACTTGCCGGTGGCCAGGTAGCGGCCGAGCAGCACGTAGGAGTCACCGGCCGTGGCACCGAGGACGGAGACCTTCTTGCCGGAGACGGCCACCGTGCCGGACTTGGCGTGCGCGTAGCCCAGCGCGGTGTTGGCCGGGCCGCCGACCGCGACGACGACGTCACCGGCAGCCAGAGCGGCCTTGGCCACGTCCAGACGGCCGGTGGCGACAGCGCCCTTGGGCTGGAACGCATCGGTGGCCGCCGCAGCGGTCATGGAGTCGATGTTCTCGCCGAAGATCACCATCGTGTACGCCTTCGCAGGGGTTGGAGCAGGAGCGGGAGCGGGGGTCGGCTTGGGCGCCGGAGCGGGGGCCGGAGTCGGCTTGACGACAGCCTTGGCCGGGATGGCCAGGGCCTTCCAGGTATTAAGGTCGCCGTTCAGCAGGTTCTGGTCCAGGCCGCCGACGATGCCGTACTGGTGCAGGGTCCACGTCGCCCAGCCCGCCGTCAGCGGGTGCCCGGCCGGGTTGTTCGGGTCGGCCACCCACAGCGGGTAGGACCGCAGTTCGGTCTTCTGCGCCTCCGTGGCCACACCGAGCAGGCCGGTGAGGTACGAGGTGTACGTGTACAGCAGCGGGGACGCCTTCGTCTGCGCCTTCACGTACTTCAGCCACGCCAGGGCGTAGTGCAGCCGCTGGCTCCAGGAGCCCTCGGAGGCTTCCAGGTCGAGCACCAGGACCTCACCGGCCTGCGCGCCAGCGGCGGACAGGAAGTGCTTGGCCTCGGTCACCGCGTCCTGGGTCGGGTGGGCGAAGTGGTAGTGGCCCAGGGGCTTCTTCGCCGCCCGGACCGCCTTGACGATGCTCGCGTGCTTCGCGTCGCCCGTGTGCTCGCCCTCGGACGCCTTCGCGATGATGAAGGCGTTGTTCTTGCTGGCGATGGCCGACGCGATGTGCGCCGCGTCGTTGTTGTTGGAGAGGTCGACTCCGTGGAGGGACACGTCAGAATCCTGCCTGCGCGGGTGGGGTCGGAATGAAGTTGGGGGTACGGACGGCACGGCCGTCGGGCCGGACCTTCTCCGGCTTCTCGTGGATGCCGTACCAGACGTCGTTGAGGTCCCCGCGAACGTGCGCGGTCTCGCTGTGCGTGACGCCGAGGCCGCCCCTGTCCCTGACGACCTTCTTGTATCGCCCGTCGGTGGCGCCCTCGTTGAGTTCAGCGTTCATCGAACGCGAGGGGGCGTAAGCCATTACTTCGCTCGCTTTCCGTTGCCGTTAGCGCCACGGCGGTCGTTGAAGATGGCCAGCGGCCTCGCGGCTCCGGTAGAACCGTCCGAAACCGTGCGCTTGGAGTTGTCGGACATGCCTGGACGCCGCTTGTCGTCAGCGCGATGCGGCTTTCTGTGCTTGGACATTATGAGCCCCCATTGGTGGACCTCGAACTACCAGAGTATCCGCCCTGACTTCCCGTATAGAAGTTTGTCGAGGGCGAGGGATACACCTGGTCTACCTGGAGCACGTCCTCAATTCCGAGGGCCGTGTCTCTGTATCCGAACCTCGGAGGGAAAAGAGGCCGGACGACCGGGGGCGGTGCGCTCTGGAGTGCAATCACATCGCCCGGAATGTTGGCTACGCCGAGCGCATCCGTGAGAATCCGCTCAGGGAGGGAAGCCCACGGATGCGTCCGGTCATATACGGAATCCGCATTCTGCATGATTTAGAACAGCCTCGGGTGTGCGGTCGCCCGCAGCGATTCGGCACTGGCAATGAACTGCTGGGACCGTCCGGCGTTGCCCTGGGCGTGAATGGCCGGGGTGGCAGGCTGCTGGGCCTTCTTGTGCGTCTCGAATTCCTTGTCCTTGCCCGGGGCCTCCCGGCGCATCTCCACCCACGGCATGGCCTGGGCGGCGGTGGACGGGTAGTCGTACGGCGTATCCAGGTGCTTCTGGACGTGCTGGGCCGCCATGCGCGTGATCTTGTCGTACTCGGTGTGACCCAGGCCGACCGGCGTGACCTTCGCACCCTCGGGACGCTTGCGGTTGATGACCGACTCGCCGCCCTCGAACTTGGCCTTTTCGCCGTTCCAGGTGCCGCCCGCGTTCTTGCCCTGCCAGTAGCCCAACTTCTCCGACCCGGCCGTCTTGCGGATGTTCGTCGAACGGCCGACGTTGACGTTGGGCTGGTTGTGGACCTCCGCCTGCGCCCAGGAGTCCTGCACCGTGGGGTGCTGGCTGGACAGGACGGCCAGGCGACGGGTGTGCGGGTCGGGGTTGTCCGGGTGGGACAGCGCCATCACGGCGGCCGGGTGCATGTCGCGCATCCGGACCATCCCGGGGCCGCTGTCCGTCGGGCCGCCGTGCGCCTCGATGTGCGCGGCGTGGGCGGCCGTCATGTGGAAGCGGTCGTCGTGGGTGTTGTGGAAGTCCAGCGGGACGTCGTGCCGGGAGGGCAGGTACTTCTGCTCCTGGTGCTCGGCCGGGCTCAGGCCGACCGTGTTCCGCTTGGTCTCCAGGTCCTCGTGCCGCTTGCGGCGGACCGCGTCGGTGGCCCGGAAGTCGATCTCGTCCTTGATCGCCGGGTCCTTGGAGTTGAACGCCAGACCGTTGTGGACGTAGGTGTTGACCTTCGGCGCTCCGGCGGGCGGGTTCAGTTCGTTGTTCGACTTGCCTCGGATGCCCTCGATGCCTGACACGCGGTTCGGCCCGGCACGGCGGATGCCGTTCAGGTCGATGCCGGTATTAAGCCCCGGGAACTTCTTCTGGGTGTCGGTGCCGGTGATGTGCGAGATCGCGGCGGGGTGCAACTCGTTGAACCCGACCTCCCGGCCGATCTGGTGGTCGGGGAGGATGTCCGACGGCTTGGCGCCGCCCACGGTGTTGTCCTTGGCCAGTTTGGACCGCACGTGCTCCGCCAGCTCGGGCGTGATGTGGGTCTTGGCGTTGGTGTGCGTGGCCTGCGCGATGGCACGGACGGCCGCGACCTCGTTGTCCGGGCTGTTGAGCGGGGACATCGAGCCGGAGGACACCGCAGCGTGCCTGAACGGGACGTCGGTGCCCTGGATCGCCTCGTGGATGTGCCGGTTGTGGTCGACGTACCAGGAGGCTCCAGGGGCCGCCGTCTCGCCCTTCATGCGGGTCGCCGGGTTGGGAGTCATCAGACGCCCGGCGATGCGCTCAGCGGCCTTGCCACGGGACTCGTTGACGCTCTTGAGGTGCGGCCGTACGGCCTTGTACATGTCGGCCGTCGACTGCGCCTTCTTGCGCACCGCCTCCGGCTTGCTCGCGTCGCTGGCCGTGGCCTGCGCGTTGTCCTGGTAGGACTTGGCACGCTTGGGGATGGAGCGTATGTGCTCCGAGCGCTTGGTGTTGGAGCGCTTGTCCTCGGCCGGAGTCAGGTCCTCGTTGAACAGCGGGCGCTTGTTCAGGAAGGACATGGAAGGCCCGGGGGTCTCTTCCTTCTTCGGTGCTGCCATTACGACGAACCTGCTCCCTGGGTCTTCTGTGCGTCACGGACGGACTGCACTGGGCTCTTGGGGGTGGCCTTCTTGATCGCCTGGATCTGGCCCCGGAATTCCTGAGCGCGCACACTCACCTCCACTGGTCGGGCGAGTTGTACGGCGACGCGGACGGCAGCAACTTCTTCATCCGCTGGCTGCGGATCGGGTCGATGTCGGCCATGACCTCGGAGATGCCGTACTTCTGCTGGAGGGCGCCCATCTCGGCCGGGGACAGCGCAGTGTTCTTGCCGCCGTGGGCCAGGCGCTCGGTGACGTTCCCGGACTGGGTCCACTTCAGGCCCTGGGACTCGTAGAGGAGACCGGCCTGCGGGTTGACCCCGCCGACGTCCGGCCAGAAGTAGTCGGAGCGGTCGATGACGTCGCCCTTGTGGACACCGCGCTGATAGCTGCGGTCGGTCAGGCGCTTCTGGACGCCTTCCATGACGCGGTCACGCCGTCTGTCGTTGATGGTGCCGAGGTAGCCGTCGGGGTACTCGGCTGCCGGGGTGCGGGCACCCATAGCAGCGCGCCGGGCGTCCAGCGGGTCACGGAAGGAGAGGCCGTCTGTTCCGGCTCCTCCGTTCGCGCGCACTGGAGCGCCCGGCTGTCCGATGGCGTACGGGGTGTTGTACGACCAGTTACTGGACATGGCTGCCTACGTCACATCCCCTGCCGGTACTGGCGGCGCAGGTAGAAGTCCCGGTTGCCGACGGCGCTCGGGACGGTCACGACGTTGCGCTGGACCACACCGGCCTCGGCCGCGTTGGCGGCGTAGAGGGTCGCGGTCGGCCGCAGGGAGGCGCCGTTGCGCTCCAGGATGTTGGGGCGGTGCTGGGCCGTAGCGGACTCAAGGAAGCCACCCTTGGCCTGGTTCTTCTTCGGCACGGACCGGCCCTTGATCGGCTTGGCCACGTTGGCGAGCCGGGAGGCGTCGGTGCCCATGGTCGGACGCAGCGACGGATTGTCCGTCGTCACGATGTCGCTCTTCTTCTTCGCCACTGCTGGCTCCTTAGCCGCCGATGGTTCGGTAGGGGTTCTTGTCAATCCACAGCCGCTTGTCGTACGTCTGCGACGACGCACCGTTTGCCGACGGCGCGAAGCCACCGCCAATACGCTTGCGGTCGTAGTCCTCCGAGCCGAGGCCATTGGCGGAGCCGCGAACCTGGGTTTCGTCGAAGACAGACGTGGGCTGGAAACGCGCGACCGGCTGAAGATTTAGCGAGGGATACTTTGTCTCCATTGCGCCGGTCGAAAACGAGCCGTTGCGCCCGTCCGAAACACCATTCATTACGCCTCCACTGGATCAAACCAAGTGTAAAGACGGAAAGGCAGCGGATTAGAACCTCAGTGGACGAGGATCCGCAGCAGCAGGGCGGAGATATCTCCGGCGTCCTGTGTGGTGACCGTCGTGAATCCGGGTCGGCAGTCGAGCACGATTCCCCGGGGCGCCACGAAACTGTTGGCGATGGCGATGGCCTTCATGGACTGGTTTACCGCTCCGGCTCCGATGGCCCGCAGCGTGACCCGCTTACCGTCGTAGACGGCGTGGGAAATGGCGCTGGCCAGGCTGGCGGCAGAAGACGAACTCTTGACGCGCAGGATGGCCTCGTTACTGGCCCCCTGGTCGTCGTACTGAACTCCCATTGGTGACTCCTGTGTGTCCGATTCTGATCACAATTCGAGAATACGGAGACGCAGGAATCTTGTGTTAATGACAACAGGCCCCAGGGCGTCGTCTACACCTGGGGCCTGCTGCGTGCGGAGTTGCTATTCAGTTGCGTACCAGCGGCCGAGTTCCTGCGCTGGTGGCTTTTCGAGGTAGACCTTGGCCCGGGAGAAGAACTCCGGATCGTCCCGTGCGTGGCCCAGAATGTCGTTGCACGGTCTGCACAGCAGGCCCCTCACGAGCAGCGTCTTGTGATCATGATCGACCGACAGGCGCCGGGTCGCCCCGGTGGCCCGGGTGCAGATGGCGCACTTCCCGCCCTGGGCCTCGTACAGGGTGGCGTAGTCACCTTCGCCGAGTCCGTACGTGGCCTGGACGCGCTTCTCGTGGGCGGCCCGGCTGCGCCGCTTCTTCTCCTCGCGCCAGTGCGTGGCGCACCGTGGCCCGGGATTGGGCGCTGGGCGTTTGCTCCCGGGCTCACAGTCCTTGCAGATCTTCGGGGCGGTCACGCGAGGCGAAGGATCTCGCGGACCTTGGTATTAAGGTCCTCGATCGTCCCGTCGTTGACGATCGCGGCGTCGAACCACTCGGGCGGCAGTCCCTTGTCGGACTTGTGGTCGTTGACGGGACCGTATCCGGGCCGGTCGATCTTGATGAGCGTACCGAGGCGGGAGTCGATGGCGTGGTGCTCGTTGACGAAGCGGACGTCGGTGAAGACGTACTTCTTGCCCTCCTCCAACTTCTTGAACACCGAGTCGACCCACACGTTCTGGTCGATCATTTCCCGGCCGACCTCGGTGCCGAGGACCTGGAGCATCCGGCGGATCTCCTCGTACTGGCGCTTGGCCTCGTCCCAGCCGTGTCGGTCCACCAGGTCCTGGACTCGCTGGTCCTCGCCGTAGGGGTGGAAGAGGATGACCGGGTTGAGGACGTACAGGGCCTCGCGCAGGACGTCGGCGAAGGCGACGCGGGTGTAGCCGTACTGGGCCAGGATCTCGGCGACGGTGTCCTTACCGGCCCCGGCGAAGCCGTGGAGGCCGATGTACTGCGGGAGCCAGGACTCGATGATCTCGGTGTCGTGGTCGACGGGTGCGGTGGCGGCGTTCACTTGTCTGCTCCGGGGGTCTTGGTGGTGAGGCTCTTCTTGATGTGGTCGGCGACGAGGGGGATATCCCACAGGGCCCGGCGGGCCTGGACGACCGACTCGTTGCGCTTGGCCTCCAGGCGCTGGAGGGTGTTGAACTGGCCGTTCCAGCGGCCGGTCATCCAGTCGGTCTGCGCGAGCAGCGGGGTGACCGTCTCGACGAGCCGCAGGGCCTGCTTCTCGGTCTTGCGGAGCCGGTTGCGCTCCATGGCGAGTTCGTCGATCTTGCGGTCGAGTTGGGTGCGGAGGTTGATCAGGGCCCAGGCCATGAACATGAGGATGCCGACCCAGCCGACGATGACGGCGATGAGGAGGATGGTGTTCATCGGTGCATCAGGCACCGGGCGGGCGTGTCTCCAGCGGTGGCGAACTTCCACATGCCGCACGGGGCGGACGTCCAGGACCAGATGGACAGGCTGATCAGGAGGGCCAGGAGGGTGAGGGCCACGATGGTCGTGGGGCGGTCGTCGTTTCGTCTGCTCATGGTGCGACCCTTCCGTTGTCGGCGAATGCCTGGTAGGTGAGCGGGAAGTGCTCGCCGAACGCGATCTCCATGTCCACCGCGACCTGCTCGATCTCCTGCTGGGGGAAGGAGGGGAACGTGGAGTGTTCGGCCTTGGTTCGCAGGCTCAGGAAGTGCATGAGGCTGCGCGGGTTGCAGGTGGCGTAGAAGGAGGTGAAGGTGCCGACCGGCAAGACGCTGCGGGCGACTTCCTTGGCCACACCGTCGGCGAGCATCAGGCGGTAGGCGGACCATGCGGCGCTGTAGGCCAGGGTGTGCTGCCAGCGGGTGCTGGCGTACTGGTCCTGGGTGCCCTGGACGAAGGTGTACTCCCCCGCCTTGCCCTGCTGCACGAGCGGCCGGTCGCGGTCGGGCATGTAGAAGACGGGCTCCAACTCCCGGTATCTTCCGCTGGATTCGTTGTAACTCCAGCCAGCCCTGTGCCTCATGAACTCCCGGGCGACGAAGATCGGGGCCTCGATCATGAAGGACATCTGGCCGTGCTCGAAGGGGCTGCCGTGGCGGCCCTTCATCAGGTACCGGATGAGTCCGGCGGCCTCCTCGGTCCCCGCTGCTGCGGAGCCGACGGTGGAGACGCGGGCGGCCTGGCAGATCTTCGCGTCGGACCCGGCGATGTTGTCGGTGTCGAGGACGGCGGAGACGGTGGATCGGTAGGTGACGCTCACTTGGCGGCCACCGTGGACTTGGGCTGCTCGTCGTGCTTGAGGGTGGCCTTGAAGTAGGTCCCGGCCGCGTCGTGGAAGACGACGACTCCCTCGGGGTCCATGAAGCCGGGGGCGATGAAGGAGCCCTCGGACTCCAAGGTATTAAGCGCCTCTTCGACCGCGTAGTTCAGGTGCTTGCCGTCGATGACGGAGATGACCGGGACGACGGTGACCGCTTCCGGCGCGGGCTGCGCCTTGGGGAAGGTCTGGAGGAACTTCTCGGTGATCTCGGGGTCGCGCGGGTCGTACCACTTGGCGACGTTGAAGAGGGCGAAGCGCTTCTCGTCGAGGCCGTATCCGGCGTTGATGCCCTTGCCGAACCACTCGCCGTGGTGCTTGCCCTCGCCGAGGTTGACCAGGGACTGGGCGTTGTCCCAGACGAAGCGGGCGAAGCCGAAATTGTCGTCGTCGGGGGTGAGCCACCTGTTGCGGCTGCCCGCCCGGAGGACGTAGTGCTCGCCGTTGTGGATGACGACGACGCCGACTCCCTCGGGGTCGTTGAAGTCGTCGACCTTGGTGACCTCGATGAGTCCGTTCGAGCCGTGGATCTTCTCGGTGATCACGATGCGGCGGTGCAGGCGCGGGATCGGGCGGAACTTCGGGTACGCGATGACGGTCATGTGGTGGTCAGTCCCCTTCGTAGGACGAGTAAGCGCTGAGTGGTACTGCGAAGCGGGGTCCGTCGGGGGTCTCAACCTCTCCCCCGGCGGCGAGTGCTTCCTTCTTGGAGATACGAAACACCATCTCCCGACGGTTGTCAACGTACTCCAGCCAATCCGTTGACAACCTGATTAGGGGAATCTCGTAATCCAGGTCGTAGAGGACGTAGCCCTCCCACCGGACGGACTGCTCCGAGACCCCCACGTGCTGGTACAGCCGCAGCAGCCAGTCGAACTGACCCACCCTGAAGACATGCTCCCCCTGCCGCAGGAAGACAGGGTCACGGTGGTTGGACAGGCACGTGCGGGGCGCCCCGGCCCGGAAGGAGGGTCGCCACTCCCACGGCGGCCGGGGCTGCTCCATGCGCGTCACCTTGCGGCGTACGGTCCTCACGCCTGCATCCGTCCGGCGCGGGCCTCGCGGTCACCACGGCCGACCCGGCGGGTCAGTTCGCGGCTCAGCAGGGTGTTGCGCAGTTCGGCGGAGGAGTGCAGGGCCTGGACCATCTTGCGGTAGGCGTAGGCGGCCGTCTTGGCCTCCTGGGCCTCGATGTACTCCGGGTCCTCGTACGCCTTCGCCTTGGCCTGCGTCACTGTCTTCTGGCCCGCATTGCGGACGGCGGATAGGGCCTTATGTTGTTCGAGTGTGTCGACGCACGACTTTTCGTCCACCTCCGCCGCTGCCAGTCGGCTGCCCGTGTACTCCACCCACGCTGTCGTCCTGGCGAACAGCGCCATCAGTTCGCCGTCGCCGAGTTCGGTGGGATCCGCTGGAAGTTCTGGCGCGTCGCCCTCCGGCTTCGGAGGCAGGAACAGGTCCTCCCGCTCCAGACGCTTCGTCGCCCTCTGGCTCGGGCTCAGGACTGCTTCCCAGCCCCTGCGTGCTACCGCTCTGGTCATCTGTGGTGTTCTCCCAGCAGTGCGTGAAGAATGGGCATTCGGTCTTGCAGACCTTTTTGTCCTGGCCGCAGAAATCCGGCCGGGGCGGTGGCTTGCCCTTCTTCAGGGCGTATTTGATGTCGAGCGCGGACTCGAAAAGCGGCTCGGCGATCTCCGGGTTGTACTGGACGACGAATTCCTTGTGGGCCTGCGTCGCCTTGTACTCGTAGAGGAATATGACCTTGTCGAAAGGCAATCCCATCTCCTGGCAGAGCCGCAGATAAATCTGGGTCTGGCGGATATGGCTGCCGAAGGGACGCCGCAGCGCCTTCCACAGGCCGTCCAGGTCGATTACGGTCTTGCCGTCCTCGGTCTTCACCGTGTACTCGCGCAGCAGTTCGGGCTGGTCGAAGCGGACGGTTCCGATGCCGACGGACTTGATCTCGATCAGGGCTTTCAGGTCCTCGATGGCGCCGTCCTCGTGCCCGGCGATCAGGAACTCGGATTCGGCCTGGACGGGGACCTCGGCGTAGTCCAGGTAGACCGGGAGGGTCGCCATACTGGTGCGGTCGCGGCAGGACGGGCAGGTCTTGCGTCCGCCTGTGCCCATCTCCCAGTAATCGCACACCGGGCACTTCCACTTGCCCCACAGGCGGTCCATCTGCTGGAGCCACTTCTGCCACTTCGCGTGGATGCCGTGGCCCTCCTCGAAGACGGCCTCCAGTTGCGCGGAGAACGAGCGGCCCTTCTCGGGGGAAACCCCCGCCAGCCTGTAGTAGGTCTGACGGGGGCACCAGTCGCTCTTTGCCATCTCGCTGGGGTGGATGATGTCCTGCCGACGGTCGGTCGGCTTGCCGTGCTGGTCGAGCAGGTGCTTGTGGATGTCACCGAGGAGGACGGACCTACTCTTCTTCGACTCCGCCAGCGCTGCCATCTTCCCCGTCGCCTTCGTCGTCGAGGTCTTCCGGCGCGACCCGGTCCGGCCAGACGCGGACGAGGTCTTCGCGGGTCGGGGCATTGTCGAAACTCCAGTCTTGCTTGGGGACGAACCTCCTGATGTAGGCCCGCTCCAGGACGGTGAGCCCGCCCCAGACGCCGTAGTGCTCGTTGTTGACCAGAGCGAATTGGAGACACTGTTCTCGCAGCGGACACACCCGGTCGGTATAGGTGCCGTTGCAGACGTGCTTGGCCTCGGTCTCCTCCCCGGTACCGTCTCCGAAGAAGTCGTCGTGGTCCCTGGTCGGCCGGAACTTCCGGCAGGCGGCTTCCTTGTCCGGGTTCCCTCCGCCGTCCCATTCGGGGGCGTTGAGGCGCAGGTGCATTACCACGACAGCACCTCGTCCGGGTCGGCGTCCGGAAACGCCTTGGTATTAAGCGTGAGGAATGTTTCCTCGCTCATCACGATCCAGGTCCTTCCGCTGTCCATCTGGATCCCGAAGAGCATTTCCCTGCCGTCGAGGAGGGCCTGTTTCTCTGCGGTCTGGAGTTCTGCGTCTTTCAGGGCGTACTGCTTCTTGCCGGTGACCTTGTATTCGACGGAGTACTCCGGGGTCCGTACGTCGTTCTTCCGGACCCAGCCGTTTCCGCTGCCCGCGTTAACCGTCCCGCCGAGGAGTGCCGCTCCCCGCCTCTCCTGCTTCTGTGACTTCTTCAGCATGTCCGCCATAGGACTTCTCCAGGAGGTCGGTGAGGATGAGGAACTTCTTGTGGGAGCGGCCCTGGCGCCGGGAGTACCGGACGCCGAGGACCACTACGTAGAGGGCCGCGAAGGCCAGGAGGAGGGAGAGCAGGGCCACCATCAGGCGGCCTCGGTATTAAGCGCCTCGTCCTCGGCCTTGGGCCGTCGGGTGACCTTCTTGGTTCCGGCCGTCTCGGCAGCGTCCAGGTCCTCTTCGGAGATGGACCGCTCGTCGACCTTCTTGGAGGCGATGAGGATCTTCTCGTACAGGGTTTCCTGGAGGTCCAGGTCCTGGCGGATGTGGTCGAGCATGGGGTCCTTGCCCTGCCAGCGCAGGACCGGCTTGCCCTTGTCGTCGTACTCCCCGGTGTCGATCTGGAAGTAGGCGCCCTTGCGCTGGATGACGTCGAAGAGGATCCCCATGATCATGATCTCCTTCACGATGTCGTAGTCACCGCGAGCGAAGTTCAGGTACGGGGCGGAGCGGAAGTAGAAGTCGATCGTCGCGGTCTGCTGCGGGGCGGCCGACTTGTTCTTGATCGTCTTGACCTTGATGACCTGGCCGACGTTGACCTTGCCCTTGCCCGGCCGGGACTCCTGGATCCACTCGTCGCGCCGGACCTCGACGCGGGTGTAGAACGCATAGTTCTTGGCGTTGCCGCCCGGGGTCGTGGTCGGTGTGCCGTGGGGGCTGAACTTGCCGATGGCGTCACGGAACTGGTTGATCACGATGCCGAGCAGCGGCCGGTCGTCTTCGTCCGTCATGGACCGCTTGGTGGCCGCCCCGCTCTTGCGGAAGAACTTGCCGGTGAGGCGGGCGCCGAGCGCCATGACGGCTTCGTCCATGTCCTTCTCGGACTCCTCGTCGGCGATGAGTGCCGGGTAGGAGTCGAGGACGATCATGTCGACGGAGCGGGACTCGGCGAAATCCAACATCGTCTGGTAGGCGAACTCCATGGCCTGCGTGGGGACCACCAGGACGCGCTCGTTGTCGACGCCCAGCGCGGTGGCCTGGTCGACGTCGTAGTGCTCTGCGGCGATCCACAGGGCGGTGAAGTTGGGGTCCTTCTTCTGGTTGGCCGCGACCGTCTTGAGGACGAGGGCGGTCTTGCCGTTGCTCTCCCGCCCGATCACCTCGACCCACTGGTTGCCGGGCCAGCCACCGCCGAGGGCGATGTCGAGGGAGAGGGAGCCGGAGGTGAAGCGCTTGGCCACCCGCATCTCGGAGGCGAAACAGACCGCGCCCGGGTGCGCCTTGTTGATCTTTGCGATGAGCGCGAGGGCTTCCTTGCCGGGGCCGCCCGCGTTGGTATTAAGTGCCATGTGTGTGGTGTCTTCCAATCCCGTAATGCCGAAGCCGTAAAGCAGAACCGGTAGTCCCCATACCGTAATCGGTCGGGAACTACCGGTCCAGCCATGTATCAACTAGTCAGAGCAAGATCTTTTAACGAGTTTCAGGTGGTCACGAGGTCGACGACCTCACAGCCACCAGCCGACGAGCACGCAAGTTCCTGCGACCCCGTGGTCTGGTCGTAGGTCTCATAGAACGCGAGGTCCGTCCACTCGACCCGGTACTCCTTGGCCGCCAGCGCCTCGTACTCCTCCTGCGTGATCTCCTCGTACGGCGCCTGGACGTACGTGTGCTCGCTGAAGGGCAGGAAGGAGACGCCGGAGATCTCGTCCAGGTGCTCCCACACCCACTCGCCGACCTGCTCCCACTCGTGCTCGCGGACGCTGATGGTCACCGACGGCTTGTGCTCGCACCAGTGCCGCTGGAACGCCAGCCACAGTTCCAGGTGCTCGATCGCACTCACGTCGTCCCGCACGAGGGCCGTGGCGCCAGCCTTCTGCGGGAAGGTGAACACCCACGCGGAGGAGTTGTAGGAGTCCTCCTCCTTCGGCAGGCCCGCGTCACTGAGCACGAACGCGATCGGGTCCTTCTTGTCCACCCGCACCCGCCGCTTGTAGAACTTCGCGTGCTTCTGGTGCAGGCCGGACTCACAGTCGACCAACTGGGACACGGTGCCGCTGGGCTTGTTGCACGTGGTCGCAGCCGAGCGCGGGATACCGATGCGGTCGGCCTCCGCAGCGTTGGCATCGACGACCTCCCCGCGCAGGCCCTCCAGCAGCACCTCGGTGGCGCTGAGGTTGATCGTGCCGTTGGTCCAGCGGTTGCTGTAGACCCCCGTGAGGGAGACACCCAGCAACCGCTCCTCCTCCGCGTTCTTCTTCCACTCCTCGCGCAGGTACGGGTAGTCCGTCAGCGTGGACTGCCAGGTGCCGAGGACGGCCGCCAGGCGCACCTTGCGGGTCAGGTCCTGGGGGGTGTCGGTCTCCCGGACCACGACCTCGGAGAGGTTGCAGAAGGAGAACGGCCGCAGAATGATCTCGCTACAGGGGTTGGTCCCGTAGTCCGTGTCGGCCTCCCGCTTGCCGAACTTCGCTGCCTGCCGCTGCGCTGCGCCACGGTGGAAGATGCCGCGCTCACCGGAGCCGGACGCGACGAGGAAGTCCCACTCCTGGTTGAACTCCTCATAGCGCATGCCGTCGGTGTAGACGGCCGAGTTGTTCGACAGGGCGCGGTAGGGGTGCTCGACCCACCACTCCCCGCTCTTCGCCTCGGCCATCTCGCGGTCGTCCAGGTCGGACAGGGAGATCATCGCGGAGCGCCGTACACCACCGACGACCACGACGGATGCGATCTTGCAGGCGATGTCGTGGACCTCGATCGGCCGGAACTTGCGACCGGCGGCCTGCTTGAACTTCTCGACCGTGAAGGCGAACAGTTCTTCCAGCGGACCCGGACCGGAGGCTCGCCCTCCGAAGGTATTAAGACGGGCGCCAGCCGGACGGACCTCGGACAGGTCCCAGTGGCAGTACTCGCCGTTCCACAGGGAGGTGAGCAGTGCACGGAAGGCCAGGCCCCAGCCCTCCTTGGAGTCGGCGACGGGGATGTAGACGGCATCGTTGAAGGTGATGGTCTCGGGGACGGCCGGGAGTTGGTCGGTGTACTTCCGCTCGACCGAGTAGCCGACGCCGGTTCCGTTCATCAGGACGTACAGCAGCTCGTCCAGAGCGCGGGCGTCCTTCAGCGGCAAGTAACTGCAATTGAACCCGGCGATGTTCGAGCGGTCCAGGGCGGGACCGGCCGTCATGACCGCACGCATGGACGGCATGACCTCGTGGTTGAGGATGGCCGCGTGGATCTCGTCGACCACGGCACGGTCGGGGGTGTAGTCGTGCTTGTCCTTCAACTGGCCGAGCATGAACGTCACGTAGCGGGCGACGGTCTCGGACCAGGTCTCGCGCCGGTTCTCGTCGTCGATCCAGCGGCTGTATCGCGATTTCGCGATGAAGGAGCGGTAGGGATCGGAGAGGTCGCCGGAGGGGGTGAGCAGGGAGGTCACCAGTAATTCCATTCAGTAGTGGTGCGGCAGGGAGGAGTGGGCGCTAGACCGAGCCGTCGGCCCTGATGATGGCGCCCGGGTTGTAGTTGCTTCGGCCTCCCAGACCGCCCGAGGCGACCTGCTTGGCTGGGGTGGCGGGGCCGTCTCCTCCGCTGCCGGACGGGAGTCCAGCGGTGCTCTGCTGGAAGCGCGGGTTGTAGCCGCACTCGTAGCACTGCGCCATCGCGTTCATCATGCCGACCGGGCGGAAGTAGTTCGTGCCCTGGCAGTCCGGGCAGTGGGTGTCCTGCTTGGCCACCATCGCTCGGGCCGGGGCCTTCTGCTGGGGTTCTGGCACTGTCTGCTGGACCGGCTGCTGCGGGGGGTAGGGCTGCTGTTGCGGGGAGGCCCACCATGGGCCACCGATCTGCTGTTGCTGCTGGACCGGCGCCGGGGCCGGGGCCGGGGCGGCCGGTCGGGCCGCCCCCAGTTTGTTAGCCCAGAAGTTGGTCACCGAACTGCACTCCATCCGAATACGTGATGATTCCCATGTCGAGGAGATTGGCGAGGACCGCCACCACTCCGGCGCGGACGACGACGGAATGATGCCGCTGGAGAACTGCGGCGGTTTCCTCGTCCACGGAATTTCCGGAGTTAACCAGCATAGCCGAGGCAGTAATGCCGGAAACTAGCGGGATGAGCAGCGCTAGCATTTCCTTCAGCGGCGTGAGTTGTTCTATCCGGTCGTGGCTGGCCTCGTGCTCCATTTCGGAGACTTCCGCACTGTCGGGGCTGAGTCCCATGAGCGGGAGCAGTGCCTCGACCTCGCTGCACGGGACGATGTCCCAGGCCAGCCGCTTGGTGAGCATCTGCGGGGTGTAGAGGTCGACCTGGAGGTCGTCCTCCTCGGTATTAAGGATGTCGGGTATGTCGTCGTCGTTCTTGCGGCTGAAGATGCCCATTTACTTTGCCTCCGACCAGCGGTCCACGATCTTCACGTCCGACGAGAGTGGGACGCGCAGGAGTTTCTGGATTCCTTCGCCGAGCATGGCTTCCCGAACCAGGTCGGCGCATTCCTCGGCCCGGTCCTCCGGCGCGAGCGTCACGAGTTCGTCGTGCACGGAGAGGATCAGGCGCATTTCGTCCGGCAGTGCGCTGTTCAGCCGGATCATGGCCAGTTTGATCAGGTCGGCGGCGGATCCCTGGATGAGGGAGTTCACCGCCTGGCGCTCGGCTCCCATCCGCAGGCCGTTGTTCTGGCTGAGGATGAGCGGCAGGCGCCGCTTGCGGCCGAGCAGGGTGCGGATGTGTGCGGGCCGACGCGACCGGCACACTCGGATGACTTCTTCCTTGAAGCGGTAGATCTCCGGGAACATCTTCTGGTGCATCTCCATGAACCGCTTGGCGTCCTTGACGGAGATGCCTGCCATCGAGGCGACCTTGTCCGGGCCCGCGCCGTACACGACGGCGAAGTTGATGCCCTTGGCGACCTGGCGGAAGTCGATGCAGGTGCGGTCGCCTTCCTTGACCCGCCGCATGAACTCCTGCGGGTCCACACCCATCAGCGCGGCAGCCGTCGCCGAGTGCGGGTCGACGCCGTTGTGGAACCCCTTGTAGAGGTCGCCACGGCCGATGAAGTGCGCGAGCACGACGAGTTCGATCTGCCCGTAGTCCGCGACGACCAGCTTGTAGCCGGGCGGTGCGACGAACAGGCCACGGATCCGCTTGCCGAGGTCGGTGTCGGGCCGGGGGATGTTCTGGAGGTTGGGTTCGCGGCAGGAGAACCGGCCGGTCACCGTCCCGTACTGGACGAAGTCGGCGTGGATCCTGCCGTTGAAGATCCGGCACGGCTTCTTCGGGTCGTCCTCGACACCGAGGTACGCGATGGGGTAGTCGAGCAACTTGCTGACTTCCGCGTACTCCAGCATCTTCTTGACGACCGGGTTGTTGGGGTGCTTCTCCAGGCTGTCGGAGTCGGTGCTGAAGTCCTTCCACTCCAGCGTCTGGCCCGCGTCGCGCTTCTTCTTGCCGCCGTCGGTGGGCTTCATCGGCTTGAGGCCCTGGCCGCCGTCGCTCTTGGGGGCGTACAGCACCTCGGCCTTCTGCGCCGGGGCGTTCAGGTTGAACTGCTTGCCTGCGGCCCGGTAGATGTCGGCCTCGATGTCGACGAGCCGGACGGACATGTCCTGTACCAGCTCACGCATCGCGGCTTCGTCGACCGGTGCTCCGGTGATGCCCATGTCGAGCAGCACCCCAAGGACGTCCTCCTCCAGGCGCCGGACGTGGGTGAGGTTCTGCTCCTTGATCTGGTTCTGGTACCGCTTCCAGAGCAGCCACGTGTACTTCGCGTCCATGTACGCGTAGTGCGCGACCTTGGAGAAGGGGTGGGCCTCGACGCACTTGCCGACGTTCTCGGTGTCGTAGTCGACCTTGTAGTAGCGCTTGATCAACTCCTTCAGGCCCTTTTGCTTCATGTTCTCGTCGAGGAGCCACTGAAGGACGATGGTGTCGCTGTACTCCGGCGGGCAGATCTCGCCCCAGTACTTCGCCGTGGAGATCAGGTCGAACGTGGCGTTATGCGCGATCTTGATCTTGTCTTCGGCGAAGAACAGCGGCCGGAGGATGGAGAAGACCTCGCTCGGGAGCATCTGCTCCGGCGGGGCGTCGTAGACGGCCGGGATGGCGTCGAACTTGTTGGTGAGCCGGTTCTTCTTGCGGGTGGCCTTGCTGATCAGGACGTCGCCGTTGGGGTGCCCGAAGGGGATGGCGTAGGCCATGCCGTCGGAGGCCAGGGAGAGCCAGTTGGCGACGTTCTGCGTCGGGACGCCTCGGTTGGGGCCGAAGGTCTCGATGTCGAATGCGAAGGCCGGACGCTCCATGAAGCGCTCGACCACGGTATTAAGTCGGTCGGGGGTGAGGATGACGGAGTTGCGGATCTTCACAGCGGGCTCCGGTGGTGGTGGATGGGGAAGCTGAGGGGGAGGCCCCAGCGCTGTGCTGGAGCCTCCCCGTCGGAGGCTGCTAGTCGTTCAGGATCTCGCGGACGATGACCTTGAGTTCCGTGCGCCGGGTGACCTGGAGGATGTCCTCGTCGTACGCCTTGGCGTCGAACGTCTCCAGGTCGTCCTCGCTCAGGGGCTCGATGTCCCAGTCGTCGAGGAGGTCACGCTCCTTGACCGGCGTGATGTAGTAGTTGGTCTTCTTGTTCTTGGTCTCCTTGCGGACGGAGAAGTAGAGGTCGTCGCGGTTGATCGGCGACGTCTTCTTGTCCTTGGCGTAGTTCTTCAGGATGTCCGCGACCATCGGGCCGACCTGCCAGACCTTGACCTGCGGGTCCTCGGGGTCGGTGAAGTCGACGACGTTGAAGGAGACCTGCTGGCTGGGCTTGTCACCCGCGTCGTCGCACAGCGGGCACTTGCTCTCCAGGCAGGTGAAGGACTTCTTGCCGGAGCGCTCGATCCAGTGCTGGAGGAAGACCAGGAACGGCTCCTCGTCCAGGAACTTCACGATCACGGACTCGGTGGACGCCTTGAAGTTGTCGGGGAAGCCGGAGGACGCCTGCTTGGTCTTCTCGTACGATCCCCAGCCACGGCCGCCGACCTTCGGCGTGGGCTCGTCGTCCTCGTCGTCGTCCTCGTCACGCGCGGGGGCGCGGCGGGAGCGTCGGGAGGTGTCGGCCTCCTCGGTATTAAGGCTGCGGCGCGAGCCTCGGCGGGAGCCACGGGCCGGGGCCTCGTCCTCTTCCTCCGCGTAGCCCTGCTCGTCCTCGGGCTCGTCGGCCGGGGAGTACGCCTCGGTGTCGCGGGCGGTGCGGCGGCGGGTCAGGGTGCGGGGCATTCAGTTCTCCTGCTGGTAGAGGTGTACGTAAGAGGATGCTTCGCCCGTGTTGAGCCGGGCTTCCTCGATGTCGGCCGCGAGGGCCTTGGTGATCTGGTCGGTGGCGACCTTGTCCAGGTCGTCGAGGGTGCGTGCCTTGGGGAAGTCGTCGGTGGTGATGTCGACTTCGTAGCCGAACTCCACCCACTCGAAGTTCCCCATGGACACGTGGTGCTTCTGGCTCTTGACGATCCTCACTCGTCGCCCGCCAGGGCCTTGAAGAGGGCGACGACGCGCTCGGTGAAGCGGGTGCCCTTGATGGGCTTCTGGTGGGACACGAGGACGCCTTCCTCGTGCGCGATGCGGACCATGCCCTCGACCTGCTCGCGGATGTACAGGCGGCGTCGGCCGCGTACGTCTCCGTCCTTGCCCGGGGACTGGTAGGTGCTCTTGGGAATGACTCCCTCGCGCTCCCACTTCCGGATGGTCACGGGCTGTCGTCCCAGCGCCTTGGCGAGGTCGCCGACGGTGAAGAACTCCGTCTCGACTCCGGCCACGACGTACTTACGGGGCTTGGCGTCCCATGCTCCGGGTTCGGCCGCCGACGCGGCGGCCTCGGTATTAAGGCGGTTGCGGTGACGTACCAGGGGGCGCGTCGAGCCGGGGTAGAACTGCTCACCGAGTTCGGCGAAGGACTGGTCGATGGTGTCTGCGACGGTGCTCATGTGGTGGGTCTCCTATCAGCCGCGAATGGGCTTGAACGCGAAGGACTCGGTCTCGGTGAACAGTCCGTCCAGTTCCTCGTCGGTGATGACGCCTTCCTGGTTGAGGACGTACAACTCGTCCTGGTCCAGGACCTCCTGGGTCACCTGCTTGAAGACCCGGTCGCGGATCCCCTTGGCGTTGACCAGGGTCTCGACGGCCTCTTCGTCCAGGTTCACGCTGACGCGGCGCTCACGCTTGACCTCGGTGAACTTCTGGCCGTTGACCTCGATGGGCGGGTCCAACTTCCAGAACTTGCTGCCCTTCTCGTCGATGTCGCCGTTGGCGTCCACGTGGACGCTGACCTCGTCGCGCAACTTGTTCTTGCGGGTGACGATCTCGGTCTCCTGGAACTTCAGGGCCAGGAACTGGCGGGTCTTCTCCCAGGGGGCGGCCTGGTTGAGGGAGATGGGGCGCTCGATGCGCTGGGTTGCTCGTCTCTGCACGGTAGCCATAGAGCGGGGCTCTCTTTCTACGGAGTAGTAGGTCGGTTGAGCAGGTCCGACTCTACATTACGTCTTCGAGATTGTCCAT